TCACTAAACACGTTCGGCGATCGAGTCGAACGTTCCGTTGACGTACTTGCGGATTCTATAACCCGCTCCGTTGACACTTTCACTGATGCCATTTCGTCCTCAACGAATGACATCAAACATCTGTTGGATGTGGTTCAAACCACGTTCGCAGATGCTGCCCCCCACATGATTGATAGAGTTCTTGTTCTTTTGACAGGAATTGTGTCGATTGTGCGTGCCCCCAATTTTGAAGCGAAAATGTTTGCAGGTGCACAACTCCTAGCTGGTCTAGGTGTTGTCTCTGCGGCATTGAACTTTCAACGACTCATGTCCTCACTCGGCGATTTGGTATCTTACCTAACCGCGCCAAACGTCCGAGCTCATGGAGGTGATGAGTTGGAAGAGAGTGTATGGTACACTTGTATCATGCTTCTTTGCCATACTTTTAGCCTCAAGCCCCCCGAAAACGTCAGGTTGGATCATCATCGAAAAGAGAAGGTTCAAACCTATCTCGGCTCGATGAACACAATGTTAAGTTGTGTCCAAGGAGTTATGAAGATAGCGTCGATGGCTTTCCAAGCCATTTACGCAACTGTTCTTCAAAAACCCCACCCTGACGAATTCAAACCAATCGTTGACCTTCTTGACACGTGGTTGAAAGAGTACCACAGTATGATGGAAAACGTCCAAACATCAAAAATCGGATATGACACGGTCTGGAACCGTAAAATCCGAGATTTGTATTTGGGTGGTGGCAAGTTGAGCGAAATGCTTTTCCGAGCACGAGCTCCTACCACCATAGCCGCACCTTTTGCGGCAGCATACCAAACCTTGCATTTGTTCATGCAGCGCATGAACAATTTCGAGGCGTACCTACGTGAACGACCCGTTCCAGTGACTATTCAAGCCTTTGGCCCCCCAGGCCATGGCAAGACTACACTGTTGCGGATTGTTCTCGCAAAACTCATAGGCCTGATGAAGGCCAATGGGTTTATTGCCCCCACGATTCCACTCCCGGAAGCATTGTACCAGCGGCCGAATTCGGATGGGTTTTGGGATGGCTATTATGGCCAGCCCACAATCCTTCTAGATGACGCCAATCAAAATGCTTCTCAGGAAGCGCGTACCAATTTGTGTGAAACTTTCGTGAAGATCGTTAATAGCGTGCGCTATCCTCTTGATATGGCAGCCCTTGATCAAAAAGGGGTTGTCTTCATGATAGCCATGTTTGTTGCGATCTCATCCAACACGGAAGATCTCACGCACTACGCGCAGCTTGCTGATAAGAATGCAGTGCATCGTCGTCGTGACTTTGTAGTGCATGTCAGCAATCCCAACTGGGACAACGCAACGGGACACGTCAAGGGCACAAACATCAATGATCTGTCTCAATACAGATTAGAGATGCGCCCTTGGCGTCCAAACCCCCGCGTACCAGTTGGTCACCCTGACGGTCAAGGTGAAATTGTCACAGTCGATGAGCTGGTCTCACGAATGTGGAAATTATTCCTTGAACGTCAAACTGAAATGTCTGGACAAATCGATGAGCTAGAGCAGTTTTCTGCACGAGCTACTGAAGATTTGTGGAAACACGAGCAAGGGGTTCTTGAACCCCTTGCTGCCCACATGCCCAGACCATTTCATGAACGTCGTGTCGTCCACGTTCCTAACCCAAGTGACGATCCCCCCCCCCAACAAACGGTGTGGAACACTTCTTTTGCTACATTAGCAAAAACCTGGTGGTCTAACTCAGCAACTGAGGATGAAGTTCTTGAAACTATTGTCCCAGAAGTTGAAGTCGGTATTCGTACTGGTACCGCCCATAAATTCAGTACAGCCCCTGGAAGTGGCGTTTCAAAAACGTTCCCTTCCGACACAAGTTGGCATATTGGGGGTGTGGATCGGCCTGGTGGTGTTCAAAGAACCACCGGCCACGTTGAGTCCCAGCACGTACACGCATATGAACAGACTAATTATCATTATCAGTTTATTCGTGTGTGTTGGTACTCCAAGATCCTACCCCCAAATGACGTGCCATTCCTTGGGAGCTATGTGGACGCGACGCTCGCTTTGTGTCTTGAAGGTGTGGTCAACGCCGCTACAGCGTTGTCCTCCCTTTATGATTACTGTCGATCGACCGCACTCATGGTTTCTTATGCAATGGCCGCCCAACTTGAGGAGTTAGGCATACTGTTTTCTGAAGTCAAAGACTATCTCAACGAGAACCCTGCATTGAAATATATGCTACTCGCTGTGACGTCCATTGCCTTTGTCGCGTTAGCGACTACCATGTTCAACAGTTTTGTCAGGACTCCCCAAGTTCCAACTTCCCTTCCCTCCGCCCCAGAGCCAAGTCCAAACCTCACGGCTCAAGTGGTTCATTCCGCTTCTCATGAGGTTCCAAAAGGCGTGAGAACTGTGATAAGAACGACGCAAGCCGCTCGACCAACAGCCCAAAACGCCCCCAAGCTGGATGAAAAGTCTAGCAAACCGGGAATGGTGGCACATTCTCTAAGCGACCCTCAAGTTGCCGACCTACTCGTGTCTAAAGTTAGATCGAATCAGTTCCAAATGGATTTTTCCAGGTATGGGACTGTGTTTAACTACATGAAAGGGATTGGTATACGTGATAATATCGCCGTGATGCCTTGCCACATTTTCCGCTACATTGAGGGGTTGGATGAGCTACCCGAAAGCATCCTCATTACGATGCATAGGGATGGCTTCGCCACCCAGCAATTCCATTTGTCGGACTTGAAGCTTGTGTTTTTGGGGTCGGATGTCATGGGGGTTTATCTCCCAAAGACTTTACCGGCCTTCAAGAATATCCACAAGCATTTCGTCCAAGACAAGGACCTCAATGCGGACTTCAGCAATTTGATCGTGTGTGAGTCGTTTCCGAAGCTGAGAAATCAGTATACGCAACGTTTGCACAAAGTTGAAGTTCAATTACAAAAGTCAGTTACTTATGACTTTTACGATCACAATAACTTGCCCAGAGAAGTGAGCTTGGCCCGGTTTATCCGAGCCAATGCAGCCACCACTCCAGGTGACTGTGGAGCGGTTTACATGCTTCAAAACACCAGCGTCCCGCGCAAACTTTGCGCGCTCCATGTCGCTGGTCATAAAGGCATGTGTATTGTCATTGGCAGCATTCTCTCACAGGAGTTTCTTGCCCCACTTTTCAATCAACAGCAGCTGTCTACGATTGATGAGGAACCGGCACTTGATGTGACGGGAGCCCTCACTGCGCAGATGGCAATCACTGAAGCTGGCATTTCCGTTGATTCAATGGAAGAGCTAGCTCCTGGCAAGTATGTGCAGCTTGCTCGCGGAACGAAAATCGTTCCCTCAGTTTTGCACAATCACCCTAAACTTCACCCAAGCGTGAAAGGACCTCCACATATGCGCAAGTTTATTAGCCCACAAGGCGAAGAGATTTGGCCATATCAAAAGGCGGTGAAGCGAGCGACCTCAAAATTGCCCGTAAACCGGCTTGATCTTCTCAGACAAGCGGCGGATCAGATCCACCTCAAGTTTGGGAAACCCCCGGAAGGTGAGCCCCTCACGCTATTTGAAGCAATCAACGGCGTCCCTGGCAAAGAATACATGAAGTCCATTGTCATGACAACTTCGTCCGGTTATGGCCCTCAAGACGTCCCCTACGTTTTGCAGAAGCCTGACGGGAAGAAGAAATTCTTTGTTTTGGAAGCTGATGGGTACCATCCCGTCGCGTCCATTGTTCATGATGTGGAAGCCCTTGAATCCCAAGCTAAGGTTAAGCCGCTCACCGACCAAAAGTTCATCGTCTCTCTTAAAGACGAACTCTTGCCCCATGCGAAGGTGGAAGAGGGGCGTGCCCGTCCAACAGACACGGCAGGCCTCGATTATCTACTTCTCGTTCGAAAGTACTTCCTTAAAGCAGTTCAAAGTTTTATGGAAGGACATTCAGACAAGTTTCACGCAGTTGGTATCAATCCCCACAGCCGAGCCGAGTGGAAGACAATTGTCGACCGCATGGACCGGTGGGTGGGAACCAACTTCGTCGATGGTGACTTTTGGAACATGGATGGTTCAATGCACGAAGCCTGGCTTAAAGAAGCCATTCGTGAATTTGCCCTCTTTGCTTCAAAGAATGACGGTCACTATCAGACTCGCTACAATATTTTGTGGGCTCTTGTTGAGCACTATCTTGTTTGTGGCGACACATTGCTGCATGCGCTCGGATCACACGTCACTGGTGAACCCTTGACTGCTTTGATCAACTCCATCGTTTGTATCATTTTCTGTGTAGCCTCATGGTTACTAATTACAGAGAAGAGATTCGGTAAGAGCTGGTCAGTTCAATCGTTCTTTGATAATGTTGGACCTGTTGTGTTTGGGGACGATAACGCTCAAGGCGTTAACCCCAATTGCACGTTCTATAATTGTCGTTCGATCGCAGAAGCCGGGAAGGACCTAGGCTTCGTCATCACCACAGCATCCAAAAATGGTGATGAACGGGAGTATATCCCGTTCGAGGAGTTAACCTTCTTGAAGAGGAGGTTCGTTCCAGACGGTGATGGTTTTTACTTTGCTCCACTGGCCACTGAATCGCTCACAGAGTGTGTTCAATGGGTCAGGCAAGGTCAAGACCAATCCATCTTCCTGCCGCAAATCGTCCTCTCCGCGGCGTCCGATTGGTTCCATTATGGTCCCGAACGGTACAAGAAGGAGATGACAGCCTTAAACGAAGCGATGGTTGACGCCGGATTCGAGCCTTGTCTCGTTTCTTGGTCAAACTTTTACGCCTCGTGGATCGGTGGGCGCTATGTTGAATTTGATATCGTTTCCCAACTGGGATTCGGTTCGCAATTCCATTTGCGGCCATCTGGCATGGACGAGAAAGACGTCCAATTAACGGCCCACATGGATGATTCCCCAAAGGAGTCAGACAGTGACAACATGAGAACAGCGCACGAAGACGTGGTGCTTGAGGGTCCTTCAAATGATGCGCCACCCATTGCTTTGGAAGCAGCGGACGCATTTAAGGACACCGGCATCAACGGTATTATCGCGCGTGAGTACTTGATTGTCACCTACACGTGGACCGACACCCTGGGTCGCGCTACCATTGGCGCTTTGCAATTCCCAGAATCTTTGTTTGCTATCGTAAAAGAAGCGAGCAATCTTTCAAATTTTGCACTTTTCACTTGTGAGGGTGTTGAGATTCGCATACAAACCCAGTCCACCGGAATGCATTCTGGTTTGCTCCAAGTTGTCACCCAGTCAAGCACGCCGTCAAGCAGTGTGATCTTCACGGATCAAATTGCCGGCAGCTTTGCCACTCATGCTATCATGGGCTTGAATCTTTGTCCGACTCTCATTGTTCGGATTTTGTACAATAACCCATCACAAGCTATGGCACTGGTGAACAACCCACAGTATGATGTCGGTTCGATGGCCATTCAGGCCATCACCGATCTTCAGGTGACAACAGCTGACGCCAGTCACTCTGTTCCGATACAGGTGTTCGCTCGTTTCATCAAACCACGCGTTTTCGGTCCAACCCTGGACACGTATACGTTCTCCCTCTCATCGGGAGCCCCTCCTAAGAAGAGTTCCAAGTTCCTCAATAAACCAGTCAAGACGCTCCCGAGACTTGAGGCACATGCCCCTTCTAGCAAAGAAGCTGTTCAGAAGTCAGAGAAAGGATTAATTTCTGGTATCGCGGAAACGGTCACCGGCATAAGTTCAGCGCTTTCGGTCGTTCCTGGCCTTGGCGCGATTGCCGCTCCGATTGCTGGTATTTCCAGCCTTGTTGGCTCGTTGGCTTCGGCCTTCGGGTTCAACATGCCCCCTACCAAAGTTGCTCCTGTCCCCGCGCTTCTTTCAAGCTATCCATACACTACCAATGGCAAAGGTCTCGCCCCCGTTGAAGTGTTGGCTTTGGATCCAGAAGCCAAAGTTGCGTGTGCACCAGAATCGGCTGGTTCTACAGTCGACATGATGAACATTAAAAATTTCTGCAGGCAACCTTGCCTGGTGGATTACGGTAGCATCGCCACGACAGTCACAGATGGTACTGTGGTTGCAGTTTGGGGTGTTGGTCCAGAGTTTGGTGCCTATAAGAGTTCCACGAACACTTACGCCAATCGAACCAATGTTGCAAGTTCGTTTTTCACATTCTGGACTGGTTTGATGGCCTATGAGTTGTACGCCAGTTGCTCGCGTTTTGTTAGCGCGAGACTTGCCATTTCTTGGCATCCAGCTGGGGCTGCAATTCCCACAAACATTGTTCCCGGTGACATTATCCTCGCCTGGACCCAGATTCAAGGGGAAACGAAAATGTCCTGGTCTGTCCCAGTGGTCTCAGCCCAAGAGTGGTTCTCATGTTATGTACCTTCAGCCATCAACTATACGCACAACAGTCGTGCTCAAACGATTGGAAATGGCTTTTTATGCCTTAGCGTACTCGGAGAGGTGACGTCCAACAACACGTCTGACTCCGGGTCAGTTGAATGGGTTCTGTACTCCATGGGTGCCAATTTAAGGTTTAATCGACCATCACGGATACCCCAGCACTATTCCCAACCTGCCGCGTTTACTGGATCTCGGCGCGTGCAGGCCACCAAACCTGCAGCTAGTTCTCGCCTCGACAGCGGGGACTTTGAGGTTCTAAGCCGCCGTCCAGGGCCTAGTGAGGGCACAGTTACGTTAGTCGTCGGGGACCAAGTTCTCGTAGACGCGCGCAACAGTGTTCGAGCCAAGGCGCATATGGCAGCGGTTGGTGATGTAAATTCACCTGGTGGGATGTCCTATCCACCCCTCGCTCCAACGGAGGGTGCGAAGGAAACGACCGGCGTTTATATGCCTGAAGAAATCGAGGATTTCAGAACCCTCTTTCATCGAATGGCAAATTTAAGCCCACCATATGGTGATGATGGGACAAACAACGGAACTGGTCAGTATTGGACCTGGCCACTCTATCCGCAAGGAGAGTTTGGTAGGTTCATGCAGTCGTTTCGTGGTTGGCGTGGGTCCCTCAAGACTTACGCTGCCCCAGTTCAAACCGTGACGCTTACTGGCGTTGCCGCAGCGGTCAGTCAAACCCGACCACAAGGCATGCTAACGGCGTCCCAGGTTCCATCATCGATTGGGTATACGCTGGACGGGTCTTTCACCCCAGGGATTGAAGGTGCAGCGCTTGCCGACCTCTCAGTTGAGGGAGGCATTCGTGTTCAGTCCCCGTATTACCAAACCATCCGGTACCTGCCGACCCAGTCTAATGAAGAATGGACGAGTGTTATCTTCGACATTCTCATAGTTCGATTTCCTGCTGGCCAAAATGCGGCGCCCACTGCGACGCAAAGCCAACAGTTGATTTATCTGGGTCAGTTCCAAGGTATGGGTGATGATTTTACTGGGGTTATACCAACATACCCTGGAGATTTCGTCTTCACATCAAAATAGTTGACGCTACAACTGGCGTCCGTAAAAATAAACCAGTTAACAGATGTTGCACTTGGCATCTATAAATAAACCAATTCGTTTAACGATATACACTCCCACAATATAAGTTTTAACTTTAGTATATTGGTATCCCTAACGCAAACAATGCCGCCCCTTGCCACGTTGTAAAACCACTCTTGAAGTGCAGTAACCAATCTGCCTGTCAATTTGTGTCCCCTGAAGCTCAGAGAAGAAGTCTGAGTCGAATGGGGCTGGAAGGAACGCGATGCTGCGCATGGATATGACACACAACTCTTTGTTGAGTCGTG